GGTTGACCAACAAAACGTTGTGTAAATAACGCTGTATCAGTCCAAACATAAATTGCATCACGACCTCTGATTGCTCCTCTGATCTGTGATCCGTCAGCCAATCTCTGTGTACCAGCTGTATTGGTTGCTGTAGGTGTATAAGTATTTATATCTTCTTGGTCTGAGAATCTAATAAACATATCGTCTTGTGTTGATGGTGTTCCAATAGTTGTTTCTGTTCCAAAGAAAACCAAGTGTCTATCTGGTGTAGATACAACCATGTGTCTTGATGCAGTTGGTGCACCGGTTATAATTGTTGCTCTGTTGTTTGTTGGATTAGTTCCTGAAGAATCCCACTCAAATACAGCGCTGTCATGAATTAAACAAATTGCTTTATCACCAAAATTATCTAGTGACCACATTCCTGGTTCAAGAACCAAGTCACCTGATGCAGCTTCACCCCACGCAACATAATCAGTTGAGTTAGTCACTGTTGCACCATCACTGTGAGATGCTGCGGTTGTCCCAGCTACACCTCTAGTTAGACCTGTAAGGGTATTACCACTCACTCCTGTGTATGACATTTCTTCAGATCCAATTATAATAAAGTTAGTTCCTGTGCTTGGAAACTGTGTAGCGTCTGTTAATGTTAAAGTTGTTACAGAAGAATTTATAGCTCCATTTAACGTTGTAGTAGAAGCTCCTATTTCCTCTCCGCCCCATGTTCCTAAACCCCAACCAAGACCTTTAGCTTGAACAGCAGGTCCCACAGGATAATAATGTTGTACTCTTATACCGCCAGATGTCGTTGCTCCAGATCCAGATTCGTTTGATGGCATTGTAATTGTTATGGTTGTAGCTGATGGCACTGTTGTAACCATAAATTTTTTATCATCAAAATCAGACGCACTAAAATTAGAGTTAGTTATTGCTGTAAAATTATCTAATAAAACAATATCACCTGCTGTAATCTCATGAGATGTAGAAAAGGTTATAGTAACTGTTGGTGATCCATTCGTTGTGCTAAATGCATTAGTGAGAGTTGTTGTATTTTTAATAGGGTGAATGTCATAAAACACACCCCCTGAATAAGCGTACAATATTCTGTTTGTTCCTATAATAGAATATTTAATTGATGTAGAACTAACAAAATGATGAAGACCTCTACCCGCACCTGTTAGGTCATTTGTTCCACCTAATTGCTTCCATCCTCCTATTTTTTCAGGAGTGCCATATCTAAACCTAACATTATCACAGTCGATCCATTGACCTTCTGCTCCTGTAGGAGTAATTTGTTTATTAATTCCTGGTTGAAAACCTATCTTTTGTAGCATAATAACCCGTTATAACCAATTTGTTCTGAATTAACAGATTAAAGTATCGACATATTATAAACGATTATTCTTCAAATCACAAGGTAATCCTAGGTGTTCCCTACCATCATACTTGTTTTTATTATCTTTACTATCTATGTTGTAGTGTAGAAAAACCTGACAACAATCAGTACCATTAAATTTTTCTCTCCAATGTTCTAAGTCTGTGCCTCGATATACCAACATATCTCCAGGTTCTAAATCAACTTTTATACCAGAAGTAAACTCTGAAACATAACCATCTTCCGTGTCATGACCTTTATTTTTATCAGGCTCTATAAAAATAGGCCATCTATCTCCACCCATATTTAAGGTCGTTGATATCTCACAACTAAATCTATCTTTATGTCTTTCAAGAACATCTCCATTTTTATATACTCTTGTGTAAGAGTATGTTGGAAATAATTTCAATTCGGTCTTTTCTTCCATAAGATCTTTAAGATCCGAAAGTAAAGTTTCTGTTGCAGTATCAGCGTAATGTGAATATGTTTCCGGTGCCTGACTATCATTCCAAACACCCCAATAACTAGTAAATGGAGATATATATTTCTTATCAAATAAAGTTCTTGCTACTCTCTTTTTCAATAAAAAATACCTATATATAAAATCAGCTATCTTTGGATCAATTGCTTTTCTAATAATTATATATCCGTCTTTCTTAAAACTCATATTATCTCTTCTTTTAAAACATTTATCTTTTTAATTAAATCTATTTTAATATCTATAAACTCTAAATTAAAAGATATAATAATCTTCTCAAATTCATCTTGTTGTTTTGATGCTCTATGTATAACATAACTTGGAAATAAAACAATATCTCCTTCTTTTGCATCTATGCATAATTTTTTATCTTGAGAAAAAGGATCTATTAATTCAGTTTTGGCAGAGTTTTTAGAAAATTTAACATAGTATACTCCAGTATAATTTTCACCATGAACATGCCAATCATGTTTTCCATTTTTGTTATATTGTTGAAACCAAATGTTTTTAATCAAAACATCATGATACCCTAAACTATTAGCACAATCTTTAAAATATTTTTTTAAATATGGTTTTACATATTTTACCCAGTCTCTTAATTCATCCTGTGAATTAGCCCAATCTAATTTATGAATTAGATTATCTACATGATCTGTTTTATCTTCTAAATAATTACAATTTGCTTTTTGTAATTTATTAATTAATGTATCTTTAATATCTTGATGTTCTTTTAAAGAACCTAAAAGACAAGCACTATTTAATTTAAACTTTTTCATATATTAACAACTAAAGCTATTCTTTTGCCTTTCTTTGGAAAATATGCTTCGTGATAATTTTCTCCATCAAACATAATTCCTGTTGCTTCATGACCTTTTGTTTCTTTTAAAATTTTCATGTGACTATTATCGTTTGTATATCCTGATGTAGCATCTTCTTTTAATTTATCTTCATATACTACTGTGCCTAAATTATGTTCATCGTTTTTAAAATATATAATTATATTTTTATGACTTGTTAAAAGATCTGCATGTGCACCAGATTTTTCTAACTTACACGGGTAAGTTAAATTGTAAGCCATTCTGTAAACTTGTTTTATTTTAAATTTATATTTTTTTGCACAAGCATATAAAAAATCCATTGTTGGTGCATATATATCAGAATTAATTTTACCCTCTCCTCTTCGTACAACTATGTGACATAAAAAATTAAAAGTATTTATTGTATTTTCATCGCCATATTTTTCTATGTACCAAGGAAAAGTGTTAGACAAGATAGCGGTTCTTAACACATGATATTCTTTTATATCTCTAACATCTAATTCTATCATTATCTATAAGGTGGTCCTATGCTCCAAATTACCAAAGAATATCTTGTCCCTTCAGTTACAGGTTTTACTCTATGCCATACAAAACTAGGAAAGACCACTATACTTCCTCTAGGTAAAATTTCTGTACATGTAGTGCTTACATCTTTTTCTAAATTATTTCTTAAACTAAATTCTAACTCTCCGCCTTTATAATCTTTTGCATCTGACAAAGAACAAGTAACAGATAGTTTTCTTATCTTTCCGTTCATGTTAGGATCTTTTTGATTTTCGTAAGGTTTTTCCCAACTATCACAATGCCAACCATAGTGTTGATTTTTTTTATATTTAGTAAATTGACATTGTTCAGAGTAACTCCAATCAAAATTCCAACCAGCGTTAGCATTTGCAGTTCTAACGTAGGGATGAATTTCTCTATAAATCCAAAGATCATTTAACCAAACTACATTAGAATCTCTTTTTCTTTTTAAATCATCTACCTGTTCTTTTTTTAAATTAAGAGTATCACCTGTTAAACCTAAACTTTCTTTTTGTTGATTTCCATATTTAACTAAGTCATCACAAAACTTAGGAGTCAATGCAGACTCAAAATACCAATACTGATGTTTTAAATTCATATCTTTATATGGTTGTTATATAGCTACACCAACCAGTTGCAATATATTTTTCTTTCTTTTTATTTATTATACCTCTATGAGTATGAGTAAAATCTGTAGGCCATATCAAAGTTAAACCTTTTTTAGCTGGAGCTTTTATCTTTTGGTACATAAACTCTGTTCCTCCATCTTCTAAAGTATTTAAATATGTCATAAAAACTAAAACTCTATTAGAGGGTTGTGTTCTTTCAAAATGCCATTTTTTATAGCCACCCCCTGGTTGATAGTGTTGTAAGTTAAGACACTCTGTTATTCCAAAGTGTGTGTTTTCATAAACTGTTGGATATTCTTTTTGATATAACAAAACTATATCTTTTAAAGACTTAAAATATTTTTGAAATAAAGCTAAATTACTTGTTGTAAAATCTACTTGTATGTCTGTTGAGTCTTTTATAGATTTGTCAACTATACCTTTCTTTACATTATCTGATATTTTTCCTTCGATATGTAGGTCTTTATTTGAATTAAAATAATTTACTAATGAATCACATATGTTTTCATCAATATACCAACCCCCTATGAAACTTTCATAAGGAAAAGAATGTTTAGGATACATTAAGGAGTATAGGTATTCCAGGTAGAATTATCTGGATTCCAATAATAGTAAATACTTCCATCGTTATTTCTCGACCACCATCTTAAATTATCTTCATCCCAATCAACAATATAATCTTGTCCATTTCCTGCAGGTTGTAAATTACTTGGATAAGCTACAGGTGCTTCCCATACAGCTTTTGTTTCATTTAAAGTCCAAGAAGTATAAGGCTGTGGTTGATAAAAAGCATCTCTTGTCGAATCATAAATCATACCAGGTCCACCAAAATTTTTTCTTTTTGCTTTACTTTGATCACTATGTTCTTGATTAAAATCTCCTGAAACATAGTAAACACCTCCTGAAGTATTAAAAGAAGTTTGTTTCCAATAAGTATCTGGATAATTACCACCATACTCTTCTAAAATTAATGGAGCGTTAGGAAAATGATTTGCAACCCAATTTTCTGATTCAGTGGTATACTCACCACCATTATTGGCTACATCTTGATCATTAACAACCATTGTTCTTAAAACAATATTGTCAGAAGTTTTTATTTCACAAAAATGAGCCATTACGGTTGTATCCATTCCCCTTGTTTAATGTATTCAACTACATCATTTAATTGCCAAATTCCATCTGCAACCATGGTTTGAGGCACTGCTGGTACCGCTGCTATTTCTGGTTCTTTAATTCCAACTCTTCCAGACCCACCTGGTCCTCCTCCTCCGCCACCGAAGCCGCCTCCGCCTCCGCCGCCGCCAGCGTTTGTTGTTCCTGATGAACCTCTACCACTTGATCCTGCACCACCGCCACCGGGTCCGCCACCGCCGCCAGAGTTTCCTCCACCGCCGCCGCCTCCGGCATACGTTCCAGAACCAACTATTGGAGAAACACCTTGTCCGTTTCCTCCACTTGTTCCATTTCCATTACTTGAAGAAGGTGAGCCAGCACTTCCGGCACCACCGCCGCCTCCGCCGCCACCATTATTAGATTGTGTTGCAGGAGGTTTAGGTCCTCCAGCATTTCCTAAACCAGATGATCCAGAAACTCCAGGTTGTCCAGGTTGTGTTGCAGATCCACCAGAAGCTGGAGGTCCGTTTCCGCCACCACCATTTCCACCAGATCCTCCTGGGTTACCACCAACAGAGTTTGCTGATGCTCCAGCACCACCACCTTTAGCAGTTAATCCAAAAGCTGTAGTATCCGATCCATTGTTTCCTTTAGATCCTCCACCTGTTGGTGCAGGACCAGATCCTCCACCTCCAATTGATATTGGATAACCTGTTCCTCCTGATACTGGAAAAGAATTATCATCAACAAAAACCATACCGCCGGCTCCGCCACCGCCACCAACGTTAGAACCTCCACCAGCTCCACCACCTACAAGAAATACACTTATAGCTGTAGTTCTAGGTTGAGTAGTATGTGTTCCGGGAGAAGTAAAATTTGCTATTACTTCAGCTTGAGCTGGGACTGCAGGTACCGCTGGGGTTAAGTTAGGTATGTTATCAGGCCCAATGACACCTCCGTTTGAAACTGACATTAGTCTTTAACCTCCTATGCGTCGTCTATAGATTCGTACGAAATTATTAAATCTAAATCAGATGCTGCATTCGCACCACCTTTTAAGACATCGCCTTCCATTAAATAAATTGCTGAACCTTGACCTAAGACTTCTAGTGTTGAATCTGCAGGGACTGAAATAGTTTTTGCTAAAAAGAAAGTTCCAGAAGCATCAAAGTTTGCAACACCGTCTGGTGTAAAGTTTGCTTTAACAACTGATAAAGATAAATCTGCTGCGCTTGAACCATCTACGTTTGCAGCTGTAATTCTGTTTACTTTAAGAATTTTATCTGCAGAGACAGTTAATAAAGTTGTAGTTGTAGTGGACGTTAAGTTGTATCCTAACGATTCACCTTTAATACTTGTTACTGATACTATATTTGGGTTTGCCATAATTTTTTATTTTCCTTTCCTTCTTTTAGCCGAAAACAATTGCCATTGCAATAGCTTTTCCTGTAGTAATTCCAGCTGCTGCAAAGCTTAATGTCCCTGATCCGTTTGTTTTTAAGAATGTATCTGCCGATCCATCAGCATTTGGAAAAGTCAATCCATCAAGAACAATATTACCTGATCCATTAGGAGTTATTGTTATATTTCCATTAGCCGCATCTGTTATCGTTATGGTTCCAGAATCTGTACCGCTGTTTGTGCTTAATGTTAAATCTGTAGCTCCGCCTGTAGTTATTGTAAGAGTGCCGGCTCCGTTAGAAGTTAAAGTAGCCGCTGCTCCAGAATCTCCAACTTTTACAGTATCACCAGCAAGAACAACATCTCCAGTTCCTTTTGGAGTTATATTAATATCAATATTTGAATCACCACCA